CCATGGAAACAACATTGAAGATTAACCCCGAAATCACTATCACGTTACCGGAAGACAAAACAATCGTTGACCGTTCAGGATACGAGCAATTGAAGCGAGACGCTGATTATCGTCGCTGGTGGGATGTTACAGACCTGAAAAACCGGTATCACCGTGACAAGGAATGGTTTAAGCGGAACGTATTTGCTCCGTATGAACGCGAACTTCGAGATCGTATTGTGATGTACCCACATGGAGGAAAGTCGAGCTACTTATGCAAGCCAATTCCATTTGACGATTTTGTGCAGAGCCACTTTCCAGAAATCAGTAAGAGGGCGGAGAAATGATTGGTTATTTACTAATTGCTGGTGGCTTCGGCGTGATCGTTGGTCACTGCTTAGGCCACAGCGGAAATTGGAGGCAGTGGATTGAATGAAGCAGAACGAACCATTGGTGATTTGCTGAATGAACACAACAAATTAACGTTAGACATTATTCGCGGCAACCACACACCAATTGCAAAGATGCTACTTTCCGAGAATGAGAAGCTACGTGCAAGACTAGCAAAACTAAGGGGATGACGTGATGACCAATGAGGAATACGAACGAATTCTAGCCGAAGCGAACCGTCAGATCGCGGCATATCACAAAGTTGCTACCGACTATGGGCCGAACAACACAGACCCTCATCAAACGTATGCGATGGGTCAGGAAGATGGTGCACACGCAATCCTATTTATTATCAAACAAGTCATGAAAAAAGCCGCTGGTATGCAGACCAACGACTGATAGAAAGGAAACTTATCATGTCAACATTATACGACTTACAAGGAAAATATGCGAGTTTATTAGAACTTGCTGAAGACGGGACAACTGATCCCGAAGTATTGGCCGACACCATGGATTCAATCGTTGATGCAATTAATGACAAAGCCGAAGGATATGCACAGGTTATTCGCCAAATCAAGGCCGATATTGAAGCTAACAAAAAAGAACGTGACCGTTTCGAAGCACGGATTAAAGCTTATCAATCTAACCTCGGTACTATTTCACAGCGATTGGTTGAAGCAATGAACGAAACTAATCAACGCAAAATCAAGACACCGCTATTTACTATCAGTGTTGCTAAGAATGGCGGAAAACAGCCAATTTACATCGATCAAGACAATTTGCAGGCTGATGTATTCAAGGTAAAACGCGAACCAGATACTGACAAGATTCGAGAACGATTAGAAGCCGGAGAAAAAGTGCTGGGTGCTGAGCTTAAGCCACGCGGTGAGCATTTATTGATTAAGTAGGAGGAAATCATGCAGCCAATTAAACATGCATCTGCAATTGATCGAACAAAGAACTGGCGAGTTTTGATTTATGGAAAGCCCGGAGTCGGCAAAACATCAGCTATCCGCAACCTTGATGGCAAAACCCTCGTGCTAGATCTGGATGACAGTTCAAAAGTGCTATCCGGTGCACCGAACATCGATGTGCAGCCATTTGACCGAAGCAAACCAAGCGAAGAATGGAAAGAGTTCCTGAAAAATCCGGCTGAACGTGTTTCCGGATATGACAATCTGGTGATCGACAACGTATCAGCGTTCGAAAAAGACTGGTTTGTCGAGATGGGCAGGCACAGTAAGAACGGCATTGGCAATGAGCTTCAGGATTACTCAAGATGGACAAATTACTTTGTCCGTATCATGACCATGATCTTCATGGACGCACCAGTTAACGTGCTAGTAACCGCTTGGGAGAACACACGAGACGTTACAAGCGAAACTGGACAATCGTTCAGCCAGTATGCACCAGCAATTCGTGACAGCGTACGTGACGGGTTATTAGGCCTAACAGACGTTGTAGGACGCGTAGTCATCAGCACAAAGACAAGCCACCGAGGAGTTATCCTTGCAGGTTCAGATGCAATCTTTGCCAAAAATCGTTTGGATGATCGAACTGCGTGCGCCATTGAGGACCTCTTTAAGTTTGGAGGTGACAGTGATGTTTCAGCTTCATCCTTACCAGAAGGAGCTAGTTAATCAAGCAAGAGAAAAGCTGGCTGATGGTCACAAGTCTGTACTGCTAGTCAGCCCAGCGGGATCTGGTAAATCAGTTATCATCGCTGAAATAGCTAGGTTGGCAGTCATGAAGGGCGGACACGTTATGTTCACCGTTCACAGAAAAGAACTTATTGATCAAATCACGAAGACTTTTATTGCAAACGGAGTTGATTTGAGCAAATGCACCATTATGACTGTTGGCAGAATTGCTAGACGCTTAGGAAAATTGCCAAAACCGACTCTAATCATCACTGATGAAACGCATCACAGCTTGGCAAAGACTTACCTAAAAATTTATGGATTTTATAAAGATGTTCCACGCTTAGGCTTTTCAGCAAGCCCCTGGAGACTTTCAGGAAAGGGACTGGGGGATGTTTATGAAACCATGGTTGAGGGTCCAACAGTGAAATGGCTAATTGAACATCACTACTTAGCACCTTTTGACTACTATGCGCCAACCTTAATTGACGTTGAAAAGCTAAAGAAATCATCAACTGGTGATTATTCCACGAAGTCGATTGATGAGGCCAATACAAAGATGATTTTTGGTGATGTTGTTAGTCACTACCAGAAGTTGGCAAACGGACGTCAAGCAATTGTCTATGCCCACAGTATTGAAGAAAGCAAGCGTGTTGCGGCAACGTTCAACGCTGCCGGTATATCTGCCATTCATGTTGATAGCAAAACACCTGCTTTGAATCGTGGTGAAGCAATGGCAGCCTTTAAAAAGGGAAAAATTAGAATCATATCAAACGTCGATCTCATCTCAGAAGGGTTTGATGTTCCCGAATGTGGCGTTGTCATCATGCTTAGGCCAACTGCTTCTCTTGTCCTTGACATTCAGCAATCGATGCGAGGAATGCGCTATAGACCGAACAAAAGGGCAATCATTATTGATCATGTCGCGAACGTTTATCGCTTTGGTCTTCCTGATACTGACCGTGAATGGTCGCTTGAAGATCGACCTAAGCAGGAAAAGCGCAGGGGTAAATCAGACGGACCTGCGATCAAGAGCTGCCCAAAATGTTTCGGAATCGTTCCTGCACAGGTTAAGCAATGCCCACTTTGCGGATATTCATTCAGAGCAGATGGCGCTGATCTTGAAGTTGATCCTACGGCCAAATTAAAAAAGGTAGACAAGAAAGTATTCAAAATAGTTGCAGACTATTCAAAAACAAAATATGGACAAATGAAAGCCGAAGATGCCGAGTCACCTGAAGACATGTACGCAATTGCAAAAGCACATGGCTATAAGCCTGGATGGGCATACCACCAGATTGTGGCTAGGGGATGGCTAAAGGAAAGGAAGCGAGCATAGGTGGGCAGACCAGCGATTGATCATACCGGTGAAACATTCGGAAATATTGAAGTCTTGGGTTACGCCGAAGTGCGTGGGAAGAGTCAACGTGTTCTTGCTAGGAATAACCGTACAGGAGATTTGAAAGTTTACTGGTACGAAGCACTACGCAGTGGGAGCACAACTGGAATTGGATTAGGAAACAAACTTAATGCTGTGCAGCGTAAATATTTACAAAGTAACAACACTTCTGGATACCCCGGAGTTTCAAGGCTTCGCACCGGAAAATGGGGCGCTTACATCAAAGTTAATAAAAAAAGGATTTGGCTTGGAACATTTAATACCAAAGACGAGGCAATCGCAGCCCGCAAAGCTGCCGAACATAAATATTTAGGAGGAAACTAATATGTCATTCATTACCGCAGATTATAGCAAGAATCAGGAAAACGATTTTTCACCACTTCCACAGGGCGAATATGAAATGGTCATTACGCAAGCCGGTGAAATTGCAACTAAGGGTGGATCAGAATCACTACAGCTACGTCTAACGGTTCGCAATGATCTTGATGCAGCAGAGCCAAAAACTAATGGAAAGTATCATAACCGAGTTGTCTTTTTTGATAACTGGAAGCGCAAAGCTACGAACCAATACGATATGGACGGTCTCCAGTATGTATTGGAAGCGACAAAGATCCCTGAAGGCACTCCATTAAATAGCATCGATGATTTCTGCAAGGCTATTTATCACAAGCCTGTACGAGTTTATGTCAAAGTTGAGAAAAACCCTGAATATGGTGATCGGAACACAGTGGCCCCGTGGAGCGTTCATGCTAGCAAGTATCCACAAGTTGCTCACAAATTTAAGGATGATTCTCAACCAAGTCAGCCTCATGAACCGGTTGACGATTCCGACTTGCCATTCTAGGAGGATTAAGAATGTATGAACTCATTCCAGCAGAACTACGGTCCCTAAAACAATGGGGCTGCTTTCACCGAATCTGGCAACCAGAAAAAAATAAATATACTAAGATTCCTTATTCTGCCTTAACTGGCACAAAAACAAGCTCAACGGACTCAAAACAGTGGGTAACTTTTGAAGAAGCAATCACAGCATTACAGGCTTATGACCTTGACGGACTTGGATTTTTCTTTGCAAACGGATATGTAGGAATTGACGTTGATCATATTGGTGATGATTTGGACAGACTAGAAGAGGGACAAACCGACGACAATGTCGCATGGGAGTTCATGAATACTTTCAAGTCATATACCGAAAGATCAATGTCTGGTACTGGTATTCACATCATTGTCAAAGGAGAAATACCCGGTACACGCCGAAGAAAAGCTAATGTTGAGATGTATCAAAGCGGGCGGTTCTTTGCAATGACTGGCGATGAGATTGGCAATTTTCATTCAATCAATTCTCCCACAAAAGAGGAATTCAAGCGGATATATACAAAGTATTTGGAGCCAAAAACCGTCATCGATTTGCCCAGCAGGTACAATTTAGTGCCTAACAATCTTTCTGAAGATGAGATCATCATTAAAATGCTGAAATCTAAAAGTGGTGATCGAATTAAGAAACTGCTCAACGGAGGCTGGGAGCCATTGTATCAATCTCAATCGGAGGCTGATCTGGCATTCGCAAATGACTTGGCATTTTGGACAGGCAGAGATTTCACCCGGATGGACAGTATATTCCGCCATTCATCGTTAATGAGACCAAAGTGGGACGAGAAGCACGGCAAAACAACCTACGGCGTTTCAACGCTCAACCGAGCCATTAATGATGTGCGTGACACTTATCAGCCGAAACATGAAAAACCTAAATATAAGCTTGGATTTATTACTGACACTGGTAAGCCAAAAGCGTTTCCTCCTCGTTCGTGGGATGACACAGGCAATGCAGATAGGTTTGTTGATCGATATGGTGATGTCGCAAGGTACAGCTATATCGATAAGGCTTGGTATATCTACAATGGCAGCTTCTGGGAACTTGATAAGCGTGGCTTGTTGCGAACCATGATTGACGAAGTAGTTGCTGACTTGAAAAAGGAAAAGCCAAAAACTCCTCCTGATGTTGATCCGGAAAAAGCTGAGAAGGAATGGGCAAAGTTTTGCAAAACCAGTCGTGGAAATCGTGCTAAAAGAGCGCTTGAAGATGAGATTCAACATCGCCTACCGGTGACAACTGATGAATTTGATGCTGATCAGACCTTAATGAATGTTGACAACGGATATATTGATTTATCTGATGGGACTCTTCACGAGCATGACATCAAGAAAATGTTCTCGAAGAAATCAAACGTTGAATATTCAGACACTGTTGAATGTCCTGAATGGCAAGCTTTTTTGAATCAGACTTTCAATGGGGACAATGAATTAATTGACTACATTCAAAAAGCGGTCGGGTACTCATTGACAGGATCAGTTGAAGAGCAGGTCATGTTCATCCTTTACGGATCAGGGCGAAACGGTAAATCTGTTTTCATGGATACTCTCAAGCACATAGCTGGAAGTTATTCACGCACGATGCAGGCTAAATCAATTATGGTTCAGCAGTCTAGCGGGGGTGCCAACAGCGATATTGCAAGACTAAAGGGAGCTCGTCTGGTATCTGCAAGTGAACCAAATGAAGGCGTCCGACTAGATGAAGGACTTATCAAAGAGTTAACCGGAGGAGAATCTGTTACCGCACGTTTTTTATACGGATCAGAGTTCGAATTCAAACCAGAATTCAAGCTTTGGCTGTCAACTAACCACAAGCCCATTATTCGAGGAACAGATGATGGTATCTGGCGGAGATTGATGCTGATTCCATTTACTCATCAAGTGCCAGTGGATCAGGTAGACAAAAGACTCACATACAAGCTTGAACGTGAATCAATCGGGATTCTAAATTGGGCAGTTGATGGAGCACTTAAGTGGCAGCGCGAAGGATTAGAGCCGCCGCAGAGTGTGAAAGATGCAAGCAATGAGTATCGAACAGAAATGGATGTTCTTGAACTATTTATCAATGATTGCTGTGAAAAAGGGCCGGGCTATCAGGCCGCTGCTGGTCAGCTTTACCAAACGTATGTTGACTGGTGTGACAAATCAGGTGAGTACAAGATGCGCAAACAAAAGTTTGGTGCAGAAATGCAGAAGAAATTCGACAAGCATAAACGAGGAAGTTTCTTCTATCTTGGAATACGTATCAAATCTGACCCGAGGCTTAACTTTTTAAACAATTAGGGAGGATGACAGGGAGGATGAATTTTTTGCGAAACGCCTACGTGCCGTAGGTTACAGCCTATATTTTCTTCTTAGGGAGGATGAATAGTTAAAAAGTATATATAGATAAATATATAAAAAGTATACTGTAAACTCATTTTTTCGATTCATCCTCCCTAACCACAAAAAATGGTGCCTAACCCTTGTAGCAGTAGGGATTGTGGCAATTATTCATCCTCCCTAAGATCCTCCCTGAAAGGAGCATAGCATGGCAAGAAAAAATTATATAGGTTATAGACCAACACCACACATTGTAGTAGTGAGTTATTTAAGACATAACTATTCAAATTCAAAGCTTCTACTTGAATGCGATATTTGCCACAAGCAAAAAGCGGTTTGGGAATGTCAGCTATCAGCTGGTGATTGGACCGTATGTGAGCATGACCTATGCGAATGAAATCAGAGCATGCCATTCAATCAGAAATCATGCTGGCACTATCGGAACACGGTTGCATTGTCGCTAGAACGAACGTAGGAACTGTAAGAACTGTGGACGGAAGACTTTTCAACGCAGGACCACCGCCTGGGTGGCCTGATATTACGGCTGTCCGTAAGGATGATGGACGTGCTGTACTGGTTGAATGCAAAAACGAAAAAGGAAGACTTCGTGAAGATCAAAAACGTTTTGCGGCCGCTATATCAGGAACAAAAGTAATTTACGGCGTATGCAGATCGGCAGACGATGCTGTGAAGCTATTGGAGGCTAACAAATGTACGTAGTAGCAGGCTTAAACACAGGAACCGAGTATTACCGAGCCAAGTATCAATCTAGGTGTATCCGCTGGATAAACGAGAACATGTCCAAGCACAAGAAGGCACGCAACACCCGTGGTGATGACATTAAAGTCGATATTCCGGAACCGCTGATTATCAAGAAAGAGGAGGAAATATGTCAGTAAAATTCACAGCAGATGTCGTTCACAAACTGTTAGGCGTTCGTGAGGCACAGCAGGCACCATCAGCATTGATGAAGATTGTCATGGATCAGCAAAAGCGTAACGAGCTTTTTAAGCAATTCCTAGATGTCAGCACAGACGTATCGCATGACTGGTTCTCAGAATATTTCATGAGCGTTCAAGCTGACCGCAAAGACAAGAAACAAGACTTCACCCCTGAAAGCATCAGCAAGCTCGTGAACATGCTCGTTGGATCGAACGACAGTAGCGAGTATTACGAGGTTGCCGCTGGGACTGGATCAATGATGATTCAACGATGGCAACAAGACCGTCTGAAGCATAAGCCGTGGGATTACCGGCCAAGCATGTATTTTTATCACCTTGAAGAACTTGGCGATAGTACGTTGCCATTTCTAATATTCAACTGCGCCATTCGCGGCATGAACGCAACAATTGTTCATGGTGACAGTCTGACACGTGCTGCTAGACAAGTATATTTCATTCAAAACGATGAAGACGACTATTTGCATTTCAGCACAGTAAATGTGATGCCGCACAGCAAAGACGTTGAACAAGAATTTGATATTCGGCAGTGGCTAGAGCCTGAACAAAATCACATTGAATCAACAGAGATACCCGCAAGATACAACGAAGTCATTCAGGAATTAGCAGCGGTAAAGGAGGCCGACCAATGAGACCTGAAGTAGAAACTTACGGGAATCATGAACCAAGCAAATTCATACCGGTGTATGTGAAAGCACCGCCAGAAATGTTCGCTAAGCATAACAAATATGATTTTGGAATCATAATTAGATACATTGGCGAAATAGGCGGTTTTAACGAACCGCTTTATGAGGTATGGATAGCAGATTCTAATACTGTCAGGCAGGCATTCAGCAGTGACATAAGGCGCTATCCGATCAGAAAGAAGAGAAGACGATGAAAACAGGAGACGACACGTTCGATGATATCTACGTCAGCAAAAAGACTGGCAAGGTTGTAGGTGTCATGTACGAAGATGTGGACTACAAGCTAGTGCCAATCAAACAGGAGGAAGAAAAATGACAACGCCAAGGAGTGAGCAAGAAACAATTCTTAGCTATGATCGGGAGCTTGATCAGTGGCACTACTATTCAGACATTCCAAAGCACAATCGCAAATGGCGTGATTTGGTATCTGAAACGCACACGGAGACAAGCGAAAACGGAGACATTACAGTTTTGGAAGGAACTATCAACGGAAGCATATCGATCCGAAAACACACAGTTATGTCGGAGGAAACAAGAGCAAAAGCGGCCGCTCGACTAAAGGCATATCGGGACAAGAAAGTAGAGGACGAAAAATGAGCGAAGAAAAACTGTACGCGGTGAAGAACGATGAAGGCAAATACTGGGACTTTTCGGATAGTACTGGTTTTTGGTCATTAGTCACCTCAGATCACCCTATAACGCCTAGCAAGGAACAAGCTGAACAAGTGGCTGATAATAAGGGCGGCCATGTTGTCACTTTGATTGGGGAGCCTAAAAAAGTAGTACTAACCAAGGAACAAGCCGAAATCGTTGAACGTGCACATTATTATACATGGCCAGCAAAGTATATTACTGATCATTGTGGTAATTCTAATGGCTTAGAAGAGTTGCTGATGAATGCTTACGTCAACGGCTACACTGTGGCAAAGGAGAAGAAGTACAACGTCAAGGTGCCTTACGCAGAAGGCTGGCATTTTCAGAAGTATTCTCCTGAGTCTAAGCGGGGACTTCACAACAATTGGAGACCATTTCCCGCGAAAGACGTTGATTCCAATATGAGCAAAGACCTATTTCTTTTCACCGAAGCAGAGATTGAGCAATACGGCTTGCAAGACTGCGAGAAAGAAGAGGTGACTGACGATGATGATTAAATTAGACAGCGGGTATCTGCTAAACCCAGCGGCATTAGCGTATGTCTCTAGTGATGAAATGTTAGCCTATTTCAAGCAGCCAGTGATTACAAATAAAAATAGTTATCAAACAGTAAGGTGCTTTGGAGTGAATGTAACAGAAGCCGACATTGAACGAATTGCAGCGAGTGCCGATAACATGGGGGTGACTGACGATGAGCAATGAGACGAAGCGGGACGTGTTTGTAGATGCTGTTGACGCACTGGCTGATGCACAGGCAAGCGGTGGCAATGTTGGGCACCAAGATGCAAATTTATTCATGGCTGAATATGACACCGCCTTGCCAGATGATCTGCCGGTGATTCCGGAAGCGGTGGGACGCATGATTACCAAAATGAAGCCAACATGTAATTCAATTTTGGGCTCACAGTATCGTGACTATGGAAAGGATCATCGGTGGATAATTAATCATTACGACACTTTCGCCCGTGCATGGTTGCTAGGTGTCTGGCGCGTTGAGGAAACAGGAGAGGTGGTAAAGCTATGAAACAGCCGAAATTAAAAAAGCCATTCAGAGTCGATGATGATCTGTCAATTTTGGTTAGGTTACCAGCAAGCAATTATATTGGCGGGTTCGCACAATACGTGTTTCTTAGAGACCTTGGTTTTTATGTTGAATTAGAAAAAGAATCTAGCAATAGGGATATTGATAGACAAATTAGCCATGGAAAATGGCACTACTGTACAGAGAAAGAACTAAAAGAAGCGGTGCCTGATGAGTTCTTGAAATCAGCAATGTGTCTGTGAAATTGGAGGCGGAGAAATGAAACGAGAGATTAAGTTCAGAGCGTATAGCAGTCATAACCACAAAATGTATCCAGTCAGTAATATTGAATGGGATATTGATGGCCATATTTGGGTAACTGCTGATGATGGCAAAAATGGCATTGAACTAATTGACGAAGAAGCCCATTTGACGCAATACGCTGGCCTCCACGACAAGAACGGCCGGGAGATCTACGAAGGCGATATTCTAAAAGTCACAGGAGAAGATGGTGAATCATATGTAGCAACCGTAAAATGGTTTGGCGATGAAGACTACCCAGCATTTGATTTGGAAGGCATACCGGCAGCATGGAATTATGATGCAAATGCACTTGCAACCATTTTTCAAAGTGGTGTTGAGACGTGCGAAGTCATCGGGAACGTACACGAAAATCCGGAGCTATTGGAGGGAAAGCATGAGTAAAAACAAGGACGTTGACGTATATCTTCAAGGCGAGCTGTGTGCCAAGGCCGAGCTTGCAACTAAGCTATTGCATGAAATTGCCTGGTCTAAATGGACTACTGACGCGATGGCTGCACGTGTCGACCCAATTTACAAGCAAGCCAGGGAGATAGGCTATTGGCTATTAAACAGTGACGAATGGTACACCGAAAATGAGGACGGAAGTGAAGACGATGACGAGAAAAATTAAAGTATTCACGCTTAATTCTAGTGTAGACGTTGATAACGTAAACTTATTTTTAAAAATACATCCAGAAGCTAAATTAAACTATGTTACACCGGGAAGCGTAGGCTGTTTTTATGATGCCCTTATAATTGCTGACTATGAAGATGATGAAGAAGACGATGAGATGGAGGGAAAGCAATGATTGCCGTCATGTTGCTTACTACGGGTGCTGCAATGTGGATGTGGGCTAACTGGAAAACTAAGTAGGAGATGAACAGCTTGGACAGCAAACGAGCATTGGCCGAAAACCTTAGGAAGAATATATACGATTTGGGCATGACACAAGCCAAATACGCAAAGGAGATCGGAATACCAATCACCACGCTTGAATATGTAATATCTGGGAAGGGCAGTGTTTCACTTAACACTTTGGACAAAATTGCATATGGAGCTGGGATTGATCCATGGGAGCTCATTTGGCCTCATGAAAGCAAATAAAAAAGCGCACCATTACGGCACGCCGTTTCCCCAAATTTTTACAAATTCAATTATACCATAAGGAGTGGACGCAGTGGTGCGAGCAACGAGATATTTTAGCCCAATTGATCATGATAAAACAATTGAAAACGCCAAAGAGGTCTTGGGGAACTACTGGCATCACAAGCGGCTCGCTCAACGCACCAAAATAGCGCTCAGAAGCCCCGTGATTGACGGCATGCCTAAGTCACCTAGCTATGGCAACAAAGCCGAGGAAAAGCTCGTATCGCACGCTGACGAGCTTCGATATGTAGCTTGCTGTGAAAGAGCTATTAGATCAGTCGAGTTAGAAAAATACAGAATTATTTTAACCGAAACATACCTTGTTTCCCTAGATCAACGTAAGCCATGGTGGCTGATAGCTGAAAAGCTGCATTTGAGTAAGTCGGCTTATTATAGAGACTTCAAGGAAGCACTATTAGCATTTGCTGATTGGTGTGAGCTGGTCGAACAACCCCACAAAAACTAGGTGGGAAAATGTTGGGAATAAGTTGGGAACAACCGACCGTATTTCCGTCATATGATGGTATTGTGCCAAAGGTGAGAAACCTGAGACACCGCGTTTTTCCTCCGAGCCTCAGTGATGATAAAGCTGTGGCAAGGCGTGGCAATGAGGACTGGCTGAGATAGTCAGGCGGGTTCGATTCCCGCATGCCACATTGTCCAGTTTAGCGACCGGACACAGCTTGCGATGACCCCATCTGACACTGGGAGAGCGAGCAAATCGCTGTGGCGGAATAGGTAGACGCTATGGGTGATAGACAAAGGCTTGGTGTCGAGGCAACGGTAAATGGCGGAACATAAATGGACAGAGTAGTTGCCAGCCTTAAAAAGTAGATGAATAGTACAATTCACTTGTGGAGTTAGTCAATTGCGACCATATCCGTTCCTAAGTCATCTACAATGTGTCATGTCGGGTGCAAATCCCGACCAGCGATATTGGACCAAGTCTGGTAAACCCTAGGAGTAGGCACCGGACTATGGCACTTCGCTAAGGTGAGGTGCTATTTTTATACATAATTTCGGGGGCGAGTAGATGCAATGGACAGATGAACAAATCAGTGGCATTAGGAAGCTCGCCTCTGAAGGCTTTACCAGACGTGAGACGGCCGACAAGCTCGGAATTAGCTATGACGCGCTTCAGGGAAAAGCAAGACGGCTTGGTATCGAGTTCCAAAAGCCATTGAAGAATGAATACGATTCAGCGAAAACAGATAGAAAGAGCCAACCCGTTGATAGAAAAGTCGCTCTTAATGCTGATGGTAGCCAAACAGTTACGGCCTTAATGAGACTCAAGCATGAGCCAAATAAAGACCCACGGACTTTAATGGAGTTGTGTGGATACGATCCTGATAAGTTCGAGATGGTCTTAGGCGACTACAAAGTGTATGAGCAGCATAGTACCGAAGACGGCACAGTTCCGCAGTATAGCATTCATATTCGCGTAAAGCCGAAACAAGGCTTATCGATAAATGAAATGGCTGAAGCGTTCAACGACAAAATCATTCCGGTCAATTACGGCATGAAGAAATCGGGCGATCGTAACCTAGTCATCCCATTGCCTGACCTGCATTTTGGCTGGACAACATTCGCCGATCTAAAAGACATGGTGAGCCAACTTAGAGAGATAATCATGGACGGCTACAACGAGATTGTGATCGAGCAATTGGGAGATCTATTCCATAGTGATCAGATTCATACAACACAAACGGTTAGAGGAACGCAACTAGATCACGCAAACATGCGTCAGGCATTCCATGATGCTGTGAAGTTGTTTGATCAGATTATTCCGCTGGCAATTGAATATAGCAATCGCGTCTCAATCAAGAGCGTGTTCGGTAACCATTCAGGTGATCTCGAATACGCTTTTCTTTATGCGCTGATAGATCGCTATCCACAAGTACACGTTGATCTCAATGACAGCAATTTGGCAACCGACTGGCGCTGTGCATACTTGCTAGGGCATGTTGGCATTATGCTCGCACACGGAGATGTAGCCAAGGACAAGCTGACAGGGCTTTTTCCATTTGAGTACAAAAAGATATTCAATATGGCGAAAACATACGAGCTTCACTCAGGCCACTATCATAGCGAGCGGTTTAAAGATGATCGTGGCATTATGTGGCGCCAGCTTGGGACGGCAAAGCCAAATGATCCCTATGAGATTAAGAATGGCTTCACCACGGGCAAACATCTGCTGTATGCGTTCGTTTATGACGACGAAAGATTGAGGTGTACTTATGAACTCAACTGAAATTTGGAAAGACATTGAAGGCTTTGAGGGACTATACCAAGTTAGCAATATGGGAAGAGTAAGAAGCCTTGATCGTACAGATAAAAATGGTCAATTCAGGAAAGGCAGAGTGCTCGCTGACAAGCACAACAACCGTGGATATCATTTGGTTTCTCTTTGCCGAGACGGAGACACCAAATATCGGTTAATCCACCGTCTTGTAGCTATAGCATTCTTGGACAATCCTAATAATTTACCAGAGGTTAATCACAAGGACGAAAATAAAGCAAACAATTCAGTATCAAATCTTGAATGGTGCACAAGCGAATATAATCTTAACTATGGAACACGTAAATATAGAATAGCTAAGTCTTCCGGATCTAAGCACAAGACTAATTATTGTAATGATCCAAAACAGATTATTGCAATCAACATGGCTACTGGGATTTCTTTGCTGATGCCGAGCTTGCATGAGGCCGGTAAAAAGCTAGGAATTGACTTTAGACAAATATCAGCAGTCATTCGTGGAAAGCAAAATACAGCCCATGGCTATCGTTTTGAACTGCTGGGTGTCCCCGATGACTAGAGTATGGAACACTGGCTACGGAAACCTATACGATGTTGAATACCGGATCATTGAGGAACTATCGAGAGAAGAGAAACACATGCAAGCAATTATCTACACGAAGCCGCACTGTAAAAAGTGCTGGCGAACAGTATATAAGCTATCACGTGTCATGCCAGTGAAAACCATCACAGCAGACGCGGACGACTACGAGCGGTTCCGGAAACAAGGCTATCAATCGTTCCCAGTCGTAACAGTCTACAAAGCAGACGGTACCCACGAAACGTGGTGCGGCTTACAGGCTGACAAGATCAAACAATACACGGAGGAATAGATATGCTATTCGATAATGCTAAAGGCCAAAGTAGGCAATTGTCTCACCGTCAGTTGCCTCCACCAGCACCAGTGTTACCAAAAATGGAAGGATCACTGCCAACTCGTGCCAATGCAACTAAGAAATACAAAGACAGTCTGATTGCTGATGTGAACGATGCCATTAATCAAGGAATTAATACTACATCCCCAATCTCAATTGGCGTTTCCAAGTACAATCCAGCGGTTGTTAATGAAGTAATCAGTTTGCTAACGAAATCAGGATGGGATGTTACTAGTCTAAATATTGACGGTAACGGTTCCTATTCGGCAATCATATTATCTTAATCGAGAGGTGATTTAGCATGTGCAATTTCCTATTACTGCTCGCACTGATATTCGTGCTGGCCAAGCTATTCGGCTTGATCGCATGGAGTTGGCTGCTAGTATTCGCGCCACTAATAGTGATGATTGCTTTGCTGGCGTTGTTTATCTTATTTGGGATCATCATTAGATTGCATGAGGAATAGCATATGCGTGTGAAGGTATGCCGCAAGCCTGGATGCAATAATGTAATCCCGTATGATCAAGTAAACCCATACTGTGCAAAACACGCGAGCCTATACAATCCTCACGATTTCAAGCAGGCACCACGATCTAAACAACACACATCGTACTACGACAAGTACAAGCGCGATAAAGAGTCAGCCGCATTCTATCATTCCAAGATATGGGAACATACAGCACGTGATGCCAAAGCTCATGCCTACTTCACTTGTGCATGCTGTGGCAAGACCTATGACAAGCCTGGCTATCTAGTCACTGATCACATCGTTCCTTTGAGGATTGACAGAAGCAAGTGCTTATATCATGACAACCTATGGGTGCTGTGCAAAGGCTGTCACTATTGGAAGACACAGCTTGAGGACAAGATATATAAATCACAATCACGAATAGAAAATCTTGACACTGCGACAAAATGGACACGAGAAAAAATATCAGCATGGATTCTCGCTCACAAAAAATAACGGGGGGCCCCTATGTAGATCGCAGGGGACCTCACACACCAGTGTCCATTTGCCGGAAACCCATTTTTTGAAAAATTTCGGCTTTTTAGACTTGAATCCCAATAAATAGCGGTTTCTGATGCTGAAAGGAGGTGTGTTTTTTGCCTGAAAATCAACCAAAATTGACAGTATTGCACTCAAAAAGCTCAAATACCGTGACAGCTGATGACGATGATCTTAAGGAGATCCAGAACACACCGCCAGCTCATCTTGATGACGAAGGATCGCGTCTTTGGAAGGCGATTGTTCCAGAAATAAAGAAAATTGGCTATCTTAAAAAGATAGATCAGCCAGCGCTTGAATTGTATTGCCGCTACTACTCTATTTACATTAAGTCTGAGCAGCTAATCGAAAAACAAGGGCTGTGGATTTATGACAACGATGATGTTGCGGTGAAGCGTTCTCCGGGAGCTGTTCAAATGGACTCTTGTGTGAAGAACATGAAGTCGTTAGGACATGATTTAGGTCTTACATTTGATTCTGGATTACGCCAGATCACTGTTGAAGAGCCAGAAAAGCCTAAGCAAGATAGCCCATTAAAGGAGGTTGGATTTGGTGCAGACGTTTGATTTTACCGGCGTGCGTGATATCTGTAGCTGCGTAAAGCCATACCAATCGGACTATCAAAAGTTGCTAGATAAGTACCATGATCCGGGGACAAGGTACGCTTATGACGTGATGTTTACGGATAAATACATGACTGGTAGAGACGTGCAGTTGGCATGTATTCGGCACTTAAACGATTTGCTTAGAATTGGCAATGATGATTTCCCCTACCAATACAGCTCAGACATGGTCAACGCAATTGAATACTTTTCACGGTTGCTGCCCAATCCAGATGACACCTCAAAGAAAATTCAACCATTCAAATGGCAATCGTTTATCCTTGATAGCTTGATTGGTTGGCGCACCGTTGACAACGGTACCCGATTCACAACATCCAACATATCTATTGCTCGGCAGCAAGGCAAAACTTGGCTAGCTTCTATCCTGATCAATTTCTACTACTTTGTAGTGTGCTGGAATGCGACATCACAGGACTTGCTAGTGGCCAGTTACGATAGCGAACATGCAACAAAGCTGTTCAATGACGTGTCTTTGCAGGCGAAGACAATTTTATCACTGCCGGACTTTGCAGATGATGCTAGAGAGCGAGGCGTGGAAGCTCAAACCACGCAAGTTATTGCAAAAAATACTAAGAACACGATCCGAAAAGGTACCTCACAGGGCGGTGGCTTTGATAGTTTCCATAATGCAATCGCTGTTTATGATGAAATTGGCAACTTAAGGCCGGCCTTGAATGAGACCTTAAAGCAGATTACATCCGGGCAAAATGGCATTAAGAACCGAATGTTTGTCAAGATTTCAACAGCTTATCCTGATATCAAGGTCAAGTTTAAGAATGATGAAGACGTAACTAGGGCTGCCATTGAACATGACGCCGTTCGAGACGCTGACAACGTATTCCAAGTAATTTATGCTCAGGACTCGGAGGACGAGGTATTTGAACCCGAAACATGGGCAAAATCTAATCCTAATCTGCTTGAACTGCAAAAGAGTAAACGTGACAATCTTCAAAAGGCTCTTAATCAAGATCGCAACGATAACGAACGTGAGGGAACACTTGAAACCTTCGTAAATAAGTCATTAAACCTGTGGAGCCGGCGATTTCAGAACAGCTATTTGTCCCTAGACAACATTCAGCGCAGTATTATCGACCATTTCGATGTGAATGGACGTGATGTGTTCATCGGATTTGACGGATCGCAGACCAATGACAATACGTCTTTTGGCTTCATTTATCCGTACACTGATCATGACAAACACATGTTTCATGTTCAGCAGCACAGCTTTATTCCCTTCGCACAGGCAAAAACCATTGAAGCCAAATCGAAACAGGACGGATTAGATTACCTTAAATTGCAAGATGAAGGTTTTGTGGATATTACCAATCTTGCATCAGGCGTAATCAACACCGATCAGGTTTACCAGTGGCTGGTTGATTATGTTAATCAACATCGGCTCAAAGTAAAGTTCATTATTGCTGATCCAAACCAAGGCGAGTGGCTGGAAAAGAAATTGGAGAATTATCAGCCACAGTGGCAATGGTTCCCATTACCTCCGACGTCATTCAAACTTAATGGGTCTACCAAGGACTTTCAGAACCTATTTATTAATGGCAACATTTCGATGCTGAACGATCCGCTGCTGATTGATGGGCTAAACAATGCTGTACTGGTAGAAGACCGCGGTGGTTCAGTTAAAATCGACCGACAAAATCGTACTAGTGACCACATTGATACAACCGATGCGCTAATTAATGCTCATGATCAGGCTAGGTTCTATTTCGAAAACTATCATGACGAGGGATACAACCCGCTGAATGATTTGGACACGCAGGGAAAACGTGACTTTTTCAAGGCAATGTTTGGAGGTGGTAAATAATGGCAAAGATTATTAGCAATTTATTTAGCAATTGGGGCACAGTGATGCTTTTCGTCATTGGCTTAGCACTGATTGCATTGGCGGCATTCACCTTTAACGTTGTTATTGGTTATCTAGTTGCAGGTATTGAGACGTGCTTAGCTGCTTATATTTTGGACAAAGAAAGGGGGTGAAGTTAAATGGGACTTCTAACCCCTAAAAATTTCAGCAAACGCAAGGCAAAAAATATGGTCTATCCGAGCAATTCTGCTTTTTTCACGACCACGGTTGGCGGTATGCAACTTTCTTATGTTTCGGCGCTGTCCGCTTTGCAAAACACTAATGTTTATAGCGTGATCAACCGTATTGCGAGCGATGTTGCCTCGGCACACTTCAAAACTGAAAATACTGCAACATTGAACCGACTTGAGAGTCCTAGCGGCTTGATAGGCCGGTTTTCTTTTTGGCAAGGTGCGTTGATGCAACTTTGTTTGTCAGGCAACGACTATATCCCGTTAGTTGGGCAGAATCTGGAGCATATTCCTAACTCTGACGTCCAAATTAACTATTTACCAGGCAATATGGGCATTGTTTATACGGTTTTGGAGAGCAATGAGCGGCCTCAAATGGTGCTTAGGCAAGACCAAATGCTGCATTTTAGGCTCATGCCTGACCCGCAATATCGGTATTTGATTGGTCGATCGCCTTTAGAGAGCTTGCAAAACGCCCTTAATTTGGACGATAAAGCCTCAAAAAGCAACATGAGCGCTATGGAAAATCAGATTAATCCTGCCGGAAAGCTTACAATCAGCAACTATTTAAGCGATGGCAAAGACTTAGAATCGGCACGTGAAGAGTTCGAGAAGGCAAATACCGGTGATAACTCCGGCCGCTTGATGGTTTTACCAGATGGATTTGATTACACCCAGCTTGAAATGAAGACGGATGTATTTAAGGCCTTGGCTGACAATTCAGCATACTCTGCTGACCAAATCTCCAAGGCCTTTGGTGTACCCAGCGACATTTTGGGTGGTGGCACATCGACTGAAAGCCAACATTCCAACATTGACCAAATCAAGGCAACATATCTGGCAAACTTAAACTCATATGTAAATCCAATCGTGGATGAGTTGCGTTTGAAGATGAACGCGCCTGACCTTGAGCTAGATATTAAAGACATGTTGGATGTTGACGACTCAACACTGATCAACCAGGTATCCAATCTTGCCAAGTCCGGGGTGCTAGGTGCAGAACAGGCGCAATTTATACTCACCCGATCTGGATTTTTGCCAGATAACTTGCCGGAGTTCAAACCACTTACTAACCAAACGAAGGGAGGTGATGACAAGTGATTATTCCTGTTAAGGGCTACATTACAAGCGATGATTCTGCCCCTATTTATCGTGATTGGTTAGGAATGACTGTAACATCTCCATCCGATATTGTTCAATCACTTCCAAATGACGGGTCTGATGTTGTATTAGAAATAGCATCAGATGGCGGGGAAGTTGACCCAGCTACAGAAATATGCAACGCACTGCGTGATTATAAAGGCAATGTAACGGCAAAGATCGTATCAAACGCATACTCTGCTGCAACAATTGTTGCTATGGGGGCCAATAAGGTTCAGATGGCGCCAGGTGCCAAGATGATGATTCATCGAGCATCAAGTGATGCTAGTGGAAACTCTCATGAGATGGATGCTGCTTCTGGCATGCTGCAAACTACAGACAGTGCAATCGCAAGCCTGTACTCTGCAAAGACGGGCAAGCCTGCCAATGACTTTTTGGCATTGATGGACAAAGAAACTTGGCTCGACGCAGACGATGCAATCAATCTGGGCCTAGCCGATGAGAAATTAGACTTCGACGCGCCGGTTGTAAATGCGGTAGGTCCGATTATTCCACATCAAGCAGTTCAACGAATTAAGAATCTGAAAGATGAAAATGAAAAGCTACGTAGTCAACTTCCAAAGCAGAACGATCTGCTAAACAAGAAGCTGGCTATTTTTTATGACAAAAAGGAGGTCCAATAATGGACAAATTACAAACGCTTTTTAATGAAGTTAGCGCCAAGTGTGCCGACCTCAATGCTCAACTCAACGCAAAATTACAAGATGAAAACGCATCTGTTGACGATTTTCAAAAGATCAAGGATGACTTAACCGCTGCCAAGGCGCGTCGGGACGCTATTAACGATCAGATTAAGGATTTGGAAGCAGAAAAAGCATCAGAAACAAAGACTGAGACCAAAGATGACGGCAGCAAGAAAGGCACTGACCTGTCCAAAAAGCCAACTGACGCCAAGAAGAAAGCTATCAACGACTTCATCCATAGCCATGGCAAGGTGATTGATGCAACCAGTCACGTTACTTCGACCGAAGCAGGCGTGCTGATTCCGGAAGAAATTATTTATGACCCTACCGCAGAAGTAAATTCGGTTGTGGATCTTTCCACTCTGGTCACCAAGACACCGGTTACCACTCCTAAGGGCACGTACCCGATCCTGAAACGAGCAACTGATCGTTTTTCTAGCGTGGCAGAATTGGCCGAAAATCCCAAACTTGCTGAGCCTGAGTTTAATAAAGTTGATTGGTCAGTCGCTACGTATCGCGGTGCCATCCCGCTTTCAGAAGAAGCCATCGCCGATTCAGCAGTGGACTTGACCTCACTTGTTGGCCAGTCCATTAACGAGAAGTCTGTCAATACTTACAACGCGATGATTGCGCCTGTATTGCAGTCATTCACAGCCAAGGCAACAAAAACTGATTCTCTTGTGGATAGCCTTAAGCACATCCTGAACGTTGATCTTGATCCAGCATATAGCCGTGCGCTTGTGGTTACTCAGTCCTTGTTCAATACGCTTGATACGTTGAAAGATAAGAATGGGCGTTACTTGCTTCATGATGCGTCCGATTCTATTACTGACGGAACTGCAAAGGGCACGATTCTTGGCGTCCCCGTATATGTTGTTGGTGATACTCTTCTCGGCTCTCTTGCCGGTGATCAAAAAGCATTCGTTGGTGATCTGAAGCGTGGTGTCCTGTTTACGGATCGTCAGCAGGTCACTCTGGCATGGGAGGACAGCAAGATCTACGGTAAATATCTTGGTGCCGCATTCCGGTTTGGCGTCCAAAAGGCCGATAGCAATGCCGGATATTTTGTGACCAATACAGATGTACCTGGTTCTGGCCTTGGTAAGTAATACGATTATTAGTCGCCTAAGAAATAAACAATTCGCCGATAATGACGGGCGGCTATTAAGGGAGGGCTGAATATGACAGATGGTCAAGGAGTCACCCCGGAAGACATGCAGCAATACCTTAATCTTGATACCAATGGGGATGCTTCGGTTCTTGCCGGTATGATCAGTACCGCAGAAGAAGCAATCACTGGGGCTATTGATGACACGATTGACGTTGGTATATACAGGAAATACCCATTGTTTAACCAAGCTGTACGTGTATTGGTGGACTTCATGTATTACTCACGCGGTGCCCTATCCGATCAAAACAAGGCCTATCCGCCCAGCTATGCTTACATGATCAACAGTATTCGTTGGAAGATTCAGCGTGATCAAGCAGCAAAGGCTGGTGGGGCTGATGGCTAAATTTAAAGTAGCCGATTTCAGCCGCAAGGTTGATCTCGGCTCTCCAAAATCACACAAGACTGGTGCCGGCATTAATATCACTAGCTTTGTTCCGAACTATAGTCTGCATTTCAAGCAGCAGACGCGGACACTCACCCAGCAGTACACGCTTGTGGGCACACGTTTGGACAATTCAATCACTATTATAGTCCGTCACGACACTAGAAATGCTAGTCAGAAACAGGCACGCCTTGATGGTATTGTGTATGACATTTCAGACATTAGCCCAGATGATTCAAACGATGCTATTCGTTATGACTATCTGACCCTAGTCAAAACAACTAAGGGGGCATAACCGTGGACATGGATGAAGCACTTGGCCAATGGCTTAAGCAAGTATCAAAGGCCGCACAGCTTTCTGTATCTGACCAAGAGAAGATTACTAAGGCTGGTGCTGATGTTTACGCCGAGAAGCTAGCAGAAACCACCAAAGAAAAACACCCAAATACTAAGGGAGACGGCGGTAAGTATGGACATTTGAGCGAGGACATCAGGAGTGCTGCGGGAGATATTGACGGTGACCATAATGGAAGTTCAACGGTTGGGTTCCACAATAAAGCCCACATTGCCCGCTTCTTAAATGACGGGACAAAGAACATCCGCGGTGATCACTTTGTTGATAATGCCCGTGACGATGCAAAAGATGCTGTGTTTGCCGCTGAAGCTGAGAAGTATCAGGCAATCATTGCCAAAGCGAATGGTGGTGGGGATAAATGAGTGCCGTAGATGATGCGGTAACGATGCTTACCCAAGCCGGGATTGCCAGTATTGATGTAGTTGAAGGCAACAACCTGCCGCAAGAATTAGTTGATAATCTGAACACAACAGTCGTGCTGATTACTGATGCTGCTGATGATCCTACCGCCCGTGGTAACAATGATTTCTGGGCATTAAATCAGGAAGTAGAAGTACAGATTTGGTACTCACAATTGCTCGATTCTGATCCCGAAATCATTGAGATCGCCATGATGAAGGCTTTTACTCATCAACATTGGCAGGTAGCCGCGGTTAGGCAACGAACATTAGACCCAGACACATCACAGCTTTTCAACACATTTTATTTTAGTAGAACAAAGAATATTTAGGAGGCATTCAAATGGCAACAGTAGGTTTATATCAAATTCAGCTAGCTTTGGTTGATGCACAACAAAAGTTAATTTCTGGCGCTGATACAGGACTAAGCACAGACGGTGTCTATACTGTCGATCACAAGGACTTGGGCACCAAGACGGCCAACATTACTGGTCTGGCAGGTACAATTGCTAAGATCTATGGCAACAACAACGTCCAAGACGTTACCGTTGGTACTTCAGAACCAACAGTGGCTTTGGATATTAACAACTTGGATTACAAAATCAAGCAGCAAATCAAAGGCTTTGTCAGTGATACCAAGGGCGGTTATACGGATGAGAATTTGAAGGCTCATGTGGCCTTGCTTATTACCACTCAAACCATTGATCGGACGCATTTTGTCTATTATGGGTTTGGTGATGGCATCATGACCGAAACCGCAGCTAACATTCAGACTGATGCGGCAGCAGAACAACGTGTAGATGACACTTTGACTTACACAGCACTTTCTACTGTGGCCTTTAAGAATCAGCCGTACAAGATTTATAGCGATCTTGACAGCAAGTTTGATAAAGCCAACATGTACAAAGAAGTTTTTGGCGGATATGTACTGTCGCCCTCATTAGGCAAATAAGCCGCCGCTGACAGACGCAATCTGACACAATTTCATAGCAACAACTGATGAATGGCTCACGAACGTGCGCTATTTTTTTGTTCAAAAGTCGCTTTCTGGTGAACTTGGTGGTGTCCGATTCACCACAGCGACCTTATCAAATACAAAGGATGGTATTAACAATGAAAATTAAAGTTAGTCAACTTAGCAACCGTGTACATGAAGTCAAGACAACCAATCGCAACATGGAAAAGATGTACGACTTACAGTTACTGATGGCCAAGGCAGACGACGTAGCCGATATGGAACCAGTAGAAATTATTAAAATGCAACGCGATATGTTGCATGACTCAATCGACTTCTTGAAAACAGTTTTAAATCTGAATAAGCAAGAAATTGAAAAACTTGGGGATCTAGAATTTGCTGACACAATTCAGGCAGTTAATTACACTTTTGAACGCATGATGGGCATGAGTGATGAGGATATTGACTTAGCTGCCAAGAAGCAGGATGCCAGCAAAAGCAAAGATTAACCCAGCTGTCAAAGTTTATGAGCTTGAAAATCAGCTACAGGACTTTAGATGGATGAAAAAGCAGGCAGTCATGTATTTCCACTGGTCAATGCAGGATTTTGATGATGCTGATTATTTTGAAATGCTGGAAATGATGTCCGCTAAGGATAAGAAAGACCGGCCAATTGATCCGGCAATCATGTGGAAGCAATACCAAGAGAAAGGGTGATTGAAGTGGCACAACAAATTAATGCAACAATGAGTACCAAGATTGCCCTTGATCTATTGTCGGCAAGCGAATCCGTCAAATCATTAACAGCGGTTGTTCGTTCGAGTCAAAATGCTTGGAAAGCTCAAGAAGCGGAGATGAAATCTGCTGGTGATGCAGTTGGCGCTGCTCAGGCTAAGTATGACGGCTTGGGTAAGTCTATTGAATCACAGCAGGCTAAGATTGACGCTCTCAAAACCAAGCAAGCTGAATTGAAGGGCAATACTGCCGATGTTGCTCAACAGTTTTTAAAGTATCAGCAACAAATTGATGGTGCCACTAAGCAACTTGCTAGTATGCAGTCTCAACAAGACCGTGCCAAGCAAGCAATGGACTATCAAAAGTCTGGATTGGCAGGATTACAGCAAGAGTACACAGCAGCTGCACGTGCCAACCAAGCTTATGTGACTCGCTTAGAGGCTGAAGGCAATCAGCAAGAAGCTAACAAGGCCAAAATGGAAGGCTATAAGTCCTCCATTACCAATCTGAATGAGCAACTGTCTAAACAGTCTGCTGAGTTGGATAAGATTGCCAGTGCTAGTGGCAAGGATTCAGAAGCATGGCGTACACAGAAGACACGTGTTGATGAAACGGCTACCAGTTTAGCAAAGGCTAAGTCTTCAATGACTGGCTTGCAAACTGAAATGGATAAGGCTAACCCATCTGTTTTCAACAGAGTTAAGGAAGCTATATCGGGAACAAACAAGCAAGCCGAAAAGACACCGGGTCTGCTTCACAAAATTGTTGAGGGTGGCTTAATCACCAACGCCATCACAAGCGGCTGGCAACGTCTAAGCTCAAGCATTACTGACACGGTAAAGTCTGGGCTAGAACTTAACGAGGCCGGAGAAAAGCTAAATATGACGTGGGAGAACATGGGTAAGTCAGCCAATGATATCCAGATTCTTTCCGACCAAATGTCATATTTGCGCAGTGAGACTGGTGCAACCGGTGGCGAAGTTAACAAAATGCAAACCACCGTTGACACCATGACACATGGTGTCACAAGTAAAACTCTCGTCATTAGTGCTGGTATTGCTAGTATTGCCACTGCCTCGCACAAAGGCGGAGACGGCATGGACGCTTTGTCTAAAGCGATGACACGTGTCGTTGCTTCAGGTAATTTAACAACAACCAACCTTGCCAAGCTTGAAAAGCAGGCTCCTACCTTAGGTGCACAATTAGCCAAAGCTGCCGGAGTCAGTCAGGATTCATTTGCCAAAATGGTTGCTGACGGGAAAATCAAGTCTGACGACTTCATGAACTTGGTTTATAAAGTTGGGACAACAAGCAGGAGCACATTTGACCAATTTGGAAAAACTAGTGAAGGTGCCCTTGCGCAGCTGTCCGGTGGTTGGACATCAATCAAGGCTAAGATGGCAGCACCACTGCTTAATGTCAAGAATAGTGGCATGCAATCACTTGCTGGAATTTTGACATCATCTGTTGTTCAAAGCGCCGCTACTACACTAGGTAAAGGGCTGGCAACTATTGCTAATTGGGCCAAGAAAGTTCTTGACTATGTTTCCGCACACAAAAAAGATGTTACCGATATTGGTAGTAGCTTGTTGAGCATTGCAAAAACTTTTGGATTAGCTGTCTGGAAAACAATTGCATCTACCATAACTGGACTGGCTAAAGGATTTAATTCTTTAACTGGAAACTCACAAAAATCTGCAAGCCCACTGCATCAGGTAGCAACAGCCCTAAGCAACATTGCCAAGAACAAGAGTGGCATTCAGACACTTGCCAAAACGTTGTTGGGATTATGGGCAACAGTAAAAATAGTCAAATTCACAGCAGCTGTTGCAGGTGCCTTTAAAGGGCTAACCGCTTTACGAGGTATCAAAGACTTTGGTGCCCTTAGTAAGCTGTCAAGTGCTAACGGCTTAGGTGGAGCCACAAAAGTATTAGGCTCGCTGAAGCTTTTGTTAACTGGCCCCGGTGGCATTGTTCTTGCTGTTGCGGCTGCTGGATTGGCATTCTATGAAGCCTATAAACACATAAAGCCATTTCATGATGCAGTAAACAATGTGGCAAAGACTATTGGTAACGCTCTAAAACCGGCATTGAAGGCTGTTGTTACTGGTGCGCAATCAATGTGGAAAAGTATTCAACCAATTCTCAATCAGATTGGCAAGCTTTTTAAAACAACTTGGGACTTAGTTGTTAAGGTCATTCAAGTGGCATGGAAAGCGATTAAGCCAATTGTTGACTTGCTTGTTGGCTTAATGAAAGGCAGCTTTGAGCTAATAGCCAAGGTTGTTGTTGGCCTGTGGAAAGGCACTTGGGATGCCGTTGGAACAGCATTGCAAGCCGCCTGGAGGCTGATTAAGGACGTTCTTAGTTCTGGCATAAAAGTGATTACAGACATTTTGAAAGTTGGTATGGATCTGCTCTCAGGAAACTGGGGTAAGGCATGGTCTGATATTAAATCAGCTTTATCTGATTATTGGAATGGCATGAAAAGGATTGTCAGCGATGTATTCGGTGGTATTCATGACATTATCAAATCCGTCTTAGGCGCAATTGGCGATGTTTGGAATAGCGCATGGTCAGGTATGAAGTCTTTCTTCGGCAGCATATGGGATGGCATTAAAAATGCTGCATCAGACGGCATGAATGCTGTTATCAACGTTATTAACGGCGCTATCGGCGGCATCAACTGGGTTTGGGAGAAGTTCACTGGCAAAGACGCCCTGAAAAAACTATCTCACGTTCACTTTGCCAATGGTGGTACTGTCACTCAAAAGATGCACCTTGTCATGGTCAACGATGGTACTGGGCCTGATTGGAAAGAACTTTACCAGTTACCAAATGGGCAACTCGGTATGAGTCAACAGCGTAATGCTGCGGGGCTATTGCCAGAAGGCACTCGTGTCTTCAGTGGGAGAGAAACCAAAGCCATCATGAATATGGCTGGCGTTGAACACTATGACTTAGGTGGTGTAATTGGCGGTGTTGGGAAATTCTTTTCTGGTGCTTGGGACAAGTTGGAGGCCGTTGGTGATTGGCTTGCTAACCCTATTGGAAAAGTAACCGATTTAATCAAGTCAAGTATTAGCGGCATTTCCGGCGGTGTTGAAATGTTTAGCAACTTAGCCGGTGGTGTTATTAACAAATTAACAGGCAGTGTTGTTGATTGGTTTAAAAAAGAACTGACAAAGTTGCAAGACACACTAGGTGCCAATCCCGGTGGCTCAGGCGTGCAACGTTGGAAGCCGTATGTCATTCAAGCTTTAAAGGCCAATGGATTTGACGCTAGCGATTATCAAATTGCCGCATGGATGCGAGTTATCCAGCGTGAATCCAATGGTAATCCTAGGGCAATTAACTTGTGGGATAGCAACGCTAAAGCCGGCATACCTTCAATGGGGCTTGTACAAACCATTGGGCCAACGTTCAATGCTAACAAGTTCCCCGGCCACGGTGATGTTTATAACGGCTATGATGACCTGCTGGCTGGTATTCATTACATGAAGTCCATTTACGGATCTGGAAGCTCTGCATTTGCACGTGTCAGTGGGCGTGAAGGTTACGCAAATGGTGGCTTGATTACACAGCCAATCCATGCGCTTGTTGGCGAAGATGGTCCAGAAACAATCTTGCCATTAACTAAAACAAGCCGTGCTTGGCAACTACTAGGTCAGGCTGTTACTAACATCAATCACAGCCTTGGCAATGGTGCGGTTGCTGAAAGAGAAAACAGTGGTACAGATGATTTAGGAAAGAAGTTGGACAATATTGCTGATCTTCTCACGAAACTTAGCTTTGTTCTGCAAGTTGGTGACGACCAGTTTTATCCAAAAGTTGCACCAAAGGTTAAGCAGTACAACGACAGAACAGACAGGTTCAATGCTTATTGGAAAGGAGGAACCGTTTAATTGAAACAAGCAGGTATGAAAATCACATACGCTGGAGTAGATATTACCCAATGGATGTATGTGCAGATGGTCAAACGTGATGTAGGAACTAATCACGTCAACACAATGCAAAAGGTCGGCATCAGCGATGGTCAGATGTTGCAATACATGTCACGGGAAGTCAAGACGATTGTGGTAACTGGGATCGTTATGAATGACGATTTGGTACCACTAAGGCGTTCCTTGGCCGCTGCTATTGATGCGGACGAACCACAGCAACTAATCTTTGGGGATGAGCCAGATAAATATTATCTTGCCATCGTAGACAGTCAGCCTACCTTCACCGAAGGTTTCCGATCAGGGACAATCTCAATCAGTTTCGTCTGTCCCGATGGTGGCATTGCGCACTCGGTAGCCACGAAGACGTTTGACAACAAGGATCCTAAATGGAACGGTTCTCCATTGAACTTGTTGACAGGAACAAGTAATCAGGAGACAAGTGCAAAAGTTGGCATCAATAATTGGACCGCCCCGAGTCAACACCCAAATATTTCAGTAACTTCTGGTCAAAAGTTTGCATATCAAATCTTCATAACAAATGATAATACTGTTGACTTGACTGCCGGTGTTGATGCTTTTTCAGGAACAGCATGGAAAGTCACGTACTTGGGCAACGTCATTAAGGCCGGCACCTCTGGCTATTCATCTGTTACGTTCACGATTCCTTCGGGAGTTGATAACATTGTTGCCAATGCTGCAAGACTTGTGACACGAGTCCCTAGTTCAACAACAACAGTTTACTGGCAAAAAGAAAAGCTTGAAGTTAATACCTCTGCTTCTCCATGGTCGCCTAACCCAGCTGATCCTGAATACTATACCAACACCATCACGGTACACAATGGTGGTACCTATCCTGTTGAACCGGTTATTACGGCAACTATGCATGCTGATAATGGATTTCTAGGATTTGCCAATAGTCAGGGTGGCGTGCTTCAATTTGGCAACCCTGAAGAAATTGATGGCTATACCAGTGAGGAAAGTGAAGTGGCCTTGAATTTGACAGCCGTTAAAGGCTCGCACATGGATAATCAAGCGGCTTCGAATAATCTTTACTGGGGAGGAAGTCCAGCTACGCCGAATGAACAGATTGGTAATGCGATTTGGACAGAGGACAAGTACGATGGCTGGAAGGTTGAGCCTAATTGGGCAAGCATTATTGGCGACCACAAGTATTGGAATGGGCCTTCAATCAAACACAACCTTGCTCAGACACATAACGGTAACTTCAAGAGCAATCTGACTTGGGATGTTATGACGCGTTTTCAAACTGGTGTCTCAAAGGTTGGTTCACTCGAAACAACCTTAGAAAGTGACGGCAAACCAATTTTTCAGATGATACTGAAAGACAATAGTGCACTGTCTGACCAAATATGGTGGATGTGTTACTACAAAAACCAACTAGTCGTCAATGAACAGTTGGATCGCAATATCTTCACTAACGATAAGTTCATTCAGCTGGAATTGCAGAAATTTGGTAATTCGGTTGTTTTTAGAGTGTCACCATGGGTTGGCAATCGAGGACGAGAGACGACTATTACCCGTCAATTCACTTTTGCGGACGCTGCTAGTGTCGAGACTAAGCAATTCTCAGCGTGGTTTATGCGAGACAAGACATGGGGCGAGTCGACTATGTATCTAATTGCCTCCACCGTCAAATGGCAGAACGTAAGCTGGTATACAGATATTAAGAATCGCTTCAGCAATGGCGATGTAATTACGGTTGATGTGGCTAATACCAAAACTTATTTCAATGGCAACGAAGATCGCACCTTGCACACATTAGGCAACCAGTGGGACAAGTTTCTTTT